TGTTACTTCTAAAATAGTATCTTCTTTAACTGCTTTTAAGTTATTTGTTTTGTCCAAAAAAGGTACTTCTACTTTAAATTTATATTTAATCATATCCTATTCCTCCATTTATAAAATATTTAGCAGCCTTTCGGCTGCTCTTCTTATACTTCTTGTGGGTCTTTTACTGTTTCATTTTCTTTAGCTGCTGTAGCTTTTTTCTTTAATAATACTACACTTTGTGTACTTGACATTTTACCATCGCCAATTAAAGTAGCTTTTGTAATCCATTGGTCTAAATCCTCATCAAAGTATCTCTTGATTACTATTTCCATATTTGAATTAAATAGATAATCAGATAAATCACAGATTATTCCAAATACTGTTCCTGCTTCTGCTGTATCAAAAGATGGTAAATAATCATCTTCTACTAGGATGGCTTCTTTTCCAAGAACTTTTGTTGTTTCTTCTCCATTTAAACCATAGTTTACTCTTCCTACAGGTTGTCCATTAGAATCTACCATTCCTTCAATGTAGTTAGTAAAGTCTGAATCATTTAATATGAATGAAATTCTTTTCTTATAACTTGCAGGAACAGCTTTTTTAGCTTTAATCCATCCTCTATATGTTCTTATTTCTTCTTCTGTCAATTCAACAACTTTTACATTTTCATGTTTTGTAATTCCTAAAGGTTGTTTATTTCCTGTTCCATTTAAAATTGCTTGTTCTAATGCAACAATCATAGCTTCTTTCATTGCATCTACTAGGCTATCTTCAAAAACTTCTAGTGTTGTTGTATCAACTTCAAGGCTAATAGCAACTCTACATTGTAACTTATGATATAAGAATGATACATTTGCATTTACAGGATATTTTTGTTTGTCTGCAACTGCATTTTCCCCTACCCATGTTGCTTTTGGTTTTAATGTAGCAACTGGTATAGAGATTCCACCTTTTACATTAGATTTTGTTACTCTTGCCCAGATTTGTCCATATTCTTTTAGTTCCTTAATTACTCTTTTCATAATAGTATTTGGAACTACTGCTGATGCATCTGTTGTAAGAGTTATTGCATCTGCTCTTTTTTCTGGAACTTTACCAGTTAATATGTATTCCATAAAGGCTGTTCTTTTTTCTAGTTCTGTGTTATCAATTTTTCTTGCTTCTAGTCCTGCATTTCTTCCTGGTAAGTATGATGCAACTGGATTAAAAGCTGCTTTGCTTCTAATTTCCATTTGCTTAATTACTGATTTTCTAGATTCTTCTAATTTTGCTTTTTCCTCATTTAGCTTGTCTACTTCTGCCTCAATTTCTTTTAGTCTTTCTTCTTTTTCTTCTTTTGTAGCTTCATCGCTCTTTTCTTTTAATTGCTCATTTATTTTAGCAATCTCTTCCTCTAATTCTTTTACTTTGTTTTCTAATTCTTCCATGTTAATTTCCTCCTAAATTTATTTTTGTTTTTATTGAAATTCGCCTTTTACGAATTTCTAATTGTTTTTTTGCTCTAGCATTATCCAATGCCTTTTTCTCGTTATCCAACGATAATAAAGCTCGAGCATATATAGTAGTATCTTCGTAAGCAGGATAATTTACCGCACTTACTTCGATAACCTTACTAACTTTTTTAATTATTCTTGTAGGCATTTCTTGGTCCACATCTTTCCACTCTTCATCTGCCACCTCAAACATATAACTCATTCCAGTTATATCTCCTCTTCTTATTGCAGAATTTAATGCTTTTGCTTCTGTGTTATTTTCTATGTCTATACTTGCTCTCATTTTTAACCCTATTGTATCTGGTTGTAAAAATAGTGTATTATTAGCATTATTTCTTCTACTTCTTGCAAGTGGTATTCTGTTAGTATCATGGTTATAATATAAAGCAACATCATCAAAGTCTGTTCCTTCAAAAGCTCCTTGTTCTATTATCTCCTTGAACATTCCTGCAATGATTGTCTCCGAATTATAAACTGCTGCATAGCCTTCCAATGTAGCTTCTGAACCATTATTTTGTTGTTCATTGTCTATATTTTCTAAATTTTGAACTTGCCTTCTTTCAACTTTTTCCTTAACATATTTTTGTTGTTTGTCCATCTCCATTTTCCTCCTTAATCATGCTTTTAGATTTATTTAATTGATATTCATTTGCAATTCTAGCATCGATGTGATTTAAACTTAATATTCTAGTATCTCCCCCCTCTTCTGCAGGTGGCATACCTAATAAATTTAATGCGTCGTCCAATCTAAATACCATTAGAGGCATCAACTCTTTTATTGCATTTACTTTTGTTGCCCAACTTGCATACTGTAGCCTACTAGAATAAAATTCTACTTGGTTTCCCATGTCTCGCTCTCGTTCTGTAAATAGTCTAGCTGTAAAACCTTGACTTGCCATAATCGAAATAGGTTCTATTCTACTTTCGTAAAAGCTATTAAATTCCTCTTCGGTATACTTGTTATTAAAAATTGGTATAGATACACCATATTTGTTCAAAACTTTGTTTTGTATAAAATCTAATGTATCCTTATCAATTATCTTTGGGTCTATTTTTAAATCTATATATTCGCCTTTTAAGTCCATTGGTAGTATTCCAGATTTGCTTTTTGTCATTTTCTCTTCAAATTCTTTTATTTGTTCCTTTTGGTCATCCTCTGCTAATACTGTATTGATTTTTAAGATTCCTCTAATTTGAAAACTAGATTCTATTCCTTTTGCAATGCCTTCTATCATTGTTTGATTAGTCTGTAGAGTTTTTAGTAAGTCCTTATTATCATCATCTCCCATAAACTCATTTACTCCAAAAAATTGTCTTAAATGAATTACTTTATAATATGGCATTTCTGCAGTATATCCATTAGCAAAGTAAAATTTTATATACATGTCTCCATATTGATTTTCCAACAAATCTACTTGCATAGGTCTTAATGGATATAAGCCTTTTATAATTCCATCTTCATATAAAGGATAAATAAAAACATTGCTATCTAATAAAAGCAATGTTACTACTTTATATATAAATTCTGATGTAGTCATAAATGGATTTGGCATACATTTTAGCAGTCTCTCTAACGGGCTTTTAACTACTATCTGCTTTCCTGTTTCATTATCTACTCGAATATGCTTTGGTTGCAATTTCGAGCAATGTGTTGCAACCCTATCAATACATATTTTCACTAAATCGGAGGCATATACATTATTTCCAAAGTTAGAGAATACTGGCATTTCTCCATTTAGCATCTTATAATATTTAGTTTCCTTCTTTTCTTGTTTTACTTCTTCTGTATTCTTTCCAAATACAGAATGGAACATGTCTCTTATATTTATATTCCTTTTCACTTTACTACCTCCATATATTCATTTCTATGGGCATATAATACTGCATAAGCAATAATTAGACTAACTGCCCCATCTATTCTTATATATTTTTGTGAATTTAATTTAACTGGTGCTATTAGTCCATTATCATCAACTTTTATCTCTGTATTTCCTAGACACCATTTTAAAATTGGCGAACTATTGTAATTTACTAATTTTGCTCTTAAATCTGCCTCTAAAATTTTCATTGGATTAGATAGGACTTCTTTTTTCTGTAGGATTGTTTCCATATCGAATCCTACATCTTTCATCTCATCCACCCAATATTTAGCAGACCATCTATCGTATCCTATATACATTGGTTTTATGTGATATATTTTAAACATATCAACAAACCACTTTGTAACTTTCTTATAATCATTTTCCCATCCTTCGCTAATTTCCATAAATCCCATTTTTGCCCATTCTTTATATTCTACTTGGTCCTCTCTTACTCTTTTTTCTAGCTGTTCTTTTGGCATAAAGTATTTTTGTATAATATATTTTTTCCTATCTCCTTTTTTCATTATCAATAATGTTGCACATGTTAAGTCTGTTGTATCTGATAAGTCAACTCCTCCAAGTGCAATACTATTTTCAAGTAGTTTCATATCGAATGTAGCAGGATTTATTATTTCTGCTTCTTCTAGCCATGCATTACTATGATTTTGTTTGATATTAAAGTCTTTACATAGCATTTTTATTCTATTTCCTCTATCATTTTGAGATTTTAATATTTCTTTTTCTATGTAATCTACTTTTTTAATTGTTCCTAAACTCGGATTTGATTTTTGCCATGTTTTCTTATCCCTCCATATCTCTGTCTCATTATCTTGTGTAAATAATAGTGCTAGGATGCTGTCATCTTCAATTTCTCCATTATTTACTTGTCTAATATATTTTAGCTTTTTATCTAGGAATCCATCTGTAATAAATCCTTCTGTACTAATTCCGAATAATAATGGTTCATCCTTTGTAGATTGGCTTCTTTTGATAGCATCTTCTACATCATCTGTTTTCATTTCGTGTTCTTCATCTATACAACCAACTTCTATATTATATCCATCCTTGTTTTTGGTTTGTCCACTTAATTTTTTGACTTTATTTTTGTTTTTCTTGTGTTGTATTCTCCTCATGCTCATATAAACTCGCTTCTCTAGCTTTGGATTCTGTGAAATCATATTTTGCATTTCCTCAAATACTATAGATGCTTGGTCTGTTGTGTTTGAAGCACATACAACATCTGTACCACCTTTACCGCAAAAGAACTCTGCTAACAGAATTGCTGCGATAAGTGTTGTTTTTCCATTCTTTCTTGCAATTAGCAAAAATACTTCCTTGAATCTTCTAAAACCTGTCTCTGTGTATTTAAAAGAGTATGCAGCTTCTATCATTGCTTTTTCCCAAAGTTCTAATATAAATGGCTTTCCATAGAATGGAGACTTTGTATGTCTGCAATAATGTTCGATAAAATATATTCTTTTATCTGCATCTTTTGTTTCATAAGCATATTTAGGATTTTTTAAATCCTGCATTAACCTATTAAGTGCTATTTTTATTTCTATTCCTGCAATAATTTCTCCACTTTGGATTTTATTGTAATATTCTTCTAACCACATTTACATTCCTCATTCAAACATTTTTTCAAACTCATCAAAGTCATCATCTGCCTCAATTACATTTTTTTCTAAAATGCCATTTAGTGTTTTTATCAATACCGCATGGGTGTTAAGATATTTATTATATAGCTTTGCACTCTCTGTTATTAGTTGATGTGATGGATTGTTTTTGCTAATTACTACTGATTTGTTTTTTTCTATGTTCTGGTATAACTCAAATAGTTCTCCTGTTAGATTTGCAGCATGTTCTATTGTGCTTTCTGCCAAGATTTTTTTATTTTCTTCGACATTTTCAAATATTTTACATAATTTATCCTTTTCTTTTTTGATTACCTCTTTTTTATCCATTTTTCAAATTTCCTTTCCAAAAATGAAAATTTTTCGGTTGCATTTTTCCGTAGTCCCCCCTCGGTCCTTGGGGGTATTAGCATATATGATTTTATGGGGGGATTTATTTTTCTACGATTATTCCTCTTTCTACATCTTCCCACCATTTATTGATATAGTTCAT